TATATTCCGTGTTATCCGTAATGTATTCAAATACGGAGATGCTTTCTTTATCCGTGATCCAGAAAATCAAAAATGGAGTTATATTGATCCTAGCAAGATTGTTAAGATTATTGTAAACGAAAGCGAAGGACGTAAACCTGAACAATATGTTATTAAGGATCTAGCACCTAATTTTGAAAGTCTAGTTGCTACACAAATCACTCCAAACATTAATCCTAGAAATACTACAGGCGGTATCAGCAGTGGTGCTGGTTACTTACAACCCAGCGGTGCTGGCCGTGGATCGTCTAGTAATTATCCTAGCAGTTCCGGTGGTAGTCGTTTTGGAACTACTGATACAGAACATGCTATTAATGCAGAACACATTGTACATTTAAGTTTATCAGAAGGATTAGACAACAACTATCCATTTGGTAACAGTTTATTAGAAAATATTTTTAAAGTTTACAAGCAAAAAGAATTGCTTGAAGATGCGATCCTTATCTATCGCATACAAAGAGCTCCAGAACGCAGAGTATTCCATATTGACGTAGGTAATATGCCAAGTCATATGGCTATGGCATTCGTAGAACGTGTTAAGAATGAGATACATCAAAGACGTATTCCATCACAAACAGGTGGTGGACAGAACGTTATTGACTCTGCATATAATCCATTATCAATTAACGAAGACTATTTCTTTCCGCAAACAGCAGAAGGACGTGGATCTAAAGTTGAAACTTTGCCAGGCGGTACTAATTTAGGAGAAATTGATGACCTTAAGTACTTTACGAACAAACTTTTTAGAGGTTTGCGGATTCCTAGCAGTTACTTACCTACTGGTGCAGATGACTCGCAAGCATCATACAATGATGGACGAGTAGGCACAGCATACATCCAAGAATTACGCTTTAACAAATACTGTGAACGCTTGCAAGCACTTGTATCGAGTGTATTTGACGAAGAATTTAAGATGTATATGTATTCAAGAGGCATGAATATTGATTCAAATCTATTTGAATTGAAGTTTAATCCGCCTTTAAACTTCGCATCAACACGTCAAAGTGCGTTAGATGCTGAACGTATTAGTACATTTAACACTATTCAAGCAGTGCCTTTTATGTCAAAACGCTTTGCACTAAAGCGATTCTTAGGTCTAACAGACGAAGAAGTAGCAGAAAACGAACGCATGTGGGGTGAAGAGAATGGTAAAGGTAATCCAACTACTACAGATTCTGCAGGCGAACTGCGTTCAGCTGGTTTAAGTGCCGCAGGTATTGAAGGTGACTTAGGTGCAGCCGGTGATATGTCAGCTCCTGAAGACATGGCTGGTGACTTAGAGCCAGGATTAGAAGCACAGACTACTCCAGCGGTAGGTGGCGGAACACCCGCAACAGCACCAATAGTATAAATATATCATGATCCTTAGAGAATTGTTTTATATTGATCCCGATACTAGTCGCACTAGTAATGATCTGAGATATGATGCAGATCGTGATCAAACCACCATGCATAGACATGATACTCGTAAGACACGTTTGTCCTTACGCCAAATTAACGAACTACGCAAAGCTAGCGAGTCGCATATATTAGAACAAGAACAAGAGTTAGAATTTATTCACGCAATGTACCAAACACCGGCACCTGCGGCATAAATATCTTGATTTTGTTAAAATACGCCGTTTTTAGGCTATTTCAACCCCGTTTTAAAAATAATATGTAAATATTATACAGCCTTGTCATCATATCACAGGAGATTAATAATGACTGATCGTACACAATTTGAAGCCATGCTTGAGGCATTGATCAATGAAGATCAAGAAACAGCAAAAGAAATTTTCCATAATATCGTAGTAGCAAAGTCACGCGAAATCTACGAAGAACTTTTAGAAAGCGACTTCAAACCTGAAGAAGAAGAAAACATGCACGAAACTTCTGAAGAAGAGGGTGAGGAAGAAGAAGGTGAAGAAGAAGGTGAAGAAGAAGGTGAAGGCGAAGAAGGCGAAGAAGAAGGTGAAGAAGATGATGTAGGCGGTGACGCTACTGATGACTTCATGAGCGATGTCGATGGTGAAGACGATGCAGAAGATCACGAAGGTAGTGATGTTGAAGATCGTGTAATGGACCTAGAAGACGCACTAGAAGAACTAAAAGCAGAATTTGAACAGCTAATGGCTGACGAACAACACGAGCCAGAACACCATGACGGTATGGATGATCCAGACGCAATGGACAATATGGACGGTATGGATGCAATGGGCGGAGCTGGTGAGCCAGACGAACTAGCAGCCATGATGGAATATGTTAACAAGGTTAGCCCTCCAAAGCACGGCGACAACGGCGCAAACGCCAAGTCAATCGTAGCTGGTAAGAACGATATGGGCGGTACAACTGCTAATATCGCTAAGTCATTCTCAACAGAGAAGGGCGGTACAGAAGGCGGTTTACTAAAGCCAAGCACAACACTACAAGATGGTGGTAACATCAACAAGCCAGGTGCTAATGCAGGTAAAACAGCGTTCAAGAAGAAAGAGCCAGGTCACGGTGCAGAGAAGAAAGGCAGTGCTGACACAGCTCCAGATAAGAAAAGTTTGATTGGTTCACGTAAGTAATATATGTTATACCTCCGAGAGAATCTAAGTTTCAACGAAGCAAAAATGGTCGTTGAGTCTGATGACAAAGAAGGAAAGAACCTTTACATGTCGGGTATCTGCATACAAGGCGGTATCCGTAATGCAAATCAAAGGGTTTATCCTGTGAATGAGATTGGCAAGGCTGTCAAAACCCTAAACGATCAGATTCAAAATGGCTATTCGGTTCTTGGTGAGGTTGACCATCCAGACGATTTAAAAATTAACTTGGATCGTGTGTCACACATGATAACAAACATGTGGATGGACGGTCCAAACGGTTATGGTAAATTGAAAATTTTACCTACACCAATGGGACAACTAATCAAGACAATGCTAGAAAGCGGAGTCAAGTTAGGCGTTAGTAGTCGCGGATCCGGTAACGTCAAAGAAGACGGCTCCGGTGAAGTATCAGATTTTGAGATTATCACAGTAGATATGGTAGCTCAACCTAGTGCTCCGGGAGCATACCCAACACCAATTTATGAACACCTGATGAATAGTCGCGGTGGTTTTAATGCCTTACGCATAGCGCAAGAGGTAAAAGGTGACCCGAAGGCACAGAAATATCTCAAAGAGAGCCTATTAGCAATAATCGGCAAACTCCAATAATAAGGAGAATCACATGTTGGATGCACTAAAACAATTATTCGAGAACAATGTGATTTCTGAAGAGATCCAAGAGTCAATTGAGAAAGCATGGGAAGCACGAATCCTTGAGAATCGTGAACAAGTAGCTACTCAATTACGCGAAGAATTTGCTCAGAAGTATGAGCACGACAAGAACACAATGATTGATGCAGTAGATCGTATGATCTCTGAGCAATTATCTAGTGAACTTGTTGAATTTGCAGACGATCGTAAGCAATTAGCTGAAATGAAAGCAAAGTATGCTGTTAAGATGAAGTCAGATGCCGCCGTAATGAAGGAATTCGTTACACGTCAACTAGCTTCTGAAGTAGCAGAGTTGCATGAAGATCAAGTTACAATGGCTAACAAGTTTGGTAAATTAGAACAATTCGTAGTAGAAGCTCTAGCTCAAGAAATTACAGAGTTTTACAAGGACAAGCAGGACTTAGCAGAAACTAAAGTTCGTCTAGTTCGTGAAGGAAAAGAACAACTTAAGAAAGTTAAGCAAGAGTTCGTACAACGTGCGGCTGAAATGGTTGACAACGTTGTTAATGAGAGCCTACGCTCAGAGTTAACAAGTTTAAAAGAAGACATTGATGCGGCTCGTCGCAACGACTTTGGTCGTAAGTTATTTGAAGCGTTTGCTTCTGAATACCAGACTAGCTATCTTTCTGAGAAATCAGAAACTGCAAAATTACTCAAAGTCATAGACATGAAAGAGTTAGCAATTGTTGAAGCTGAACAAGCTGCCACAGAAGCAAAAGCTCTAGTAGAAAGTAAGCAAGCAGAAATTGCGTCTTTGAAAGAAGCGCAAGAAAGAAAAGCAATCATGACAGAATTACTTGCTCCATTAAACATCGAGCAGAAAGAAATCATGGGTGAATTAATGGAGAGTGTGAAAACATCAAGACTTGTAGAAAGTTTTGACAAGTATCTACCATCAGTATTGAATGGTAAAGCTCCGCAGAAGAAACAGGCACTAGTAGAGGCTAAAGAAGTAACCGGAAATAAGATTTCCAACACCAAACATAGCGGTGAGAGCGATAGTAACATTGTTGATATTCGTCGCCTTGCTGGACTAAAATTTTAAGGAGAAATTTAAATGTCAGAACTATTAAACGGACGTTGGGCAGAAACTAAGGAAGCCCTATTAGAAGGCTTACAAGGCACAAAAAAATCAGTAATGGGTGTAACCCTTGAAAATACTCGCAAGTATTTGATGGAAAGTCCAACAGCTGGTGCCACTTCTGCTGGTAACGTCGCAACACTAAACCGCGTGATTCTTCCAGTAATCCGTCGTGTAATGCCTACCGTTATTGCTAACGAGTTAGTAGGTGTACAACCAATGACTGGCCCAGTTGGTCAAATCCACACTCTACGTGTACGCTATGCAGATAGCTCAAGCGGAGCTGGAGTTGTAGCTGGTGAAGAGGCATTAAGCCCATTCAAGATTGCAGAAGCTTACTCAGGTAATGAGAACAGCATGAACGCTAAGGCAGCTTCAACAGCTACTTTAGAAGGTGCCGCTGGTAAGCGTATGTCAATCCAGATCTTGAAACAAACAGTTGAAGCTAAAACTCGTAAGTTGTCTGCACGTTGGACATTCGAGGCTGCTCAAGATGCACAAGCCCAACAAGGTATTGACATCGAAGCAGAAGTTATGGCTGCTTTGGCACAAGAAATCACTGCTGAAATCGACCAAGAGATCCTAGCTTCATTAGCATCTTTAGCTGGTACAGCAACAGAAAATTATGACCAGTCACAAGTTTCTGGTACAGCAACATTCGTTGGTGACGAGCATGCCGCATTGGCAGTTCAGATCAATCGCGTAAGCAACTTGATCGCTCAACGTACACGTCGCGGTGCTGGTAACTGGGCAGTTGTAAGCCCATTTGCTTTAACAATTCTTCAGTCTGCTACTACTAGCGCATTTGCTCGTACAACAGAAGGTACATTCGAAGCTCCTACAAACACTAAGTTTGTTGGTACATTGAACAGTGCAATGAAAGTTTATGTTAACACATACGCAAATGACAGTACAGATGTTCTAATCGGTTACAAAGGTTCTAGCGAATCTGATGCAGCCGCTTTCTACTGCCCATACATTCCATTGATGAGCAGTGGTGTTGTTTTAGATCCATCAACATTCGAACCAGTCGTATCATTTATGACACGTTATGGCTATGTTGAATTGACTAACACAGCTTCATCTCTAGGCAATGCCGCTGACTACCTAGGTAAAGTTAGCATTGCAAACGTTTCTTTCAAGTAATCCGTTACTTAGAGATATGTGTATTAAAGGGCTCTTCGGAGCCCTTTCTCTTGGGTGACATAAATACATAGTACGATTCACATGGTGTGAATTTTATGCGGAAATCCAACCGCGTATAGCCTAGAACGCTATCTTTCTTAAGGAGAAAATAAAATGGGACGTCCTTTAAATAAAAAATATTTTGGTAACCGTAACGTAGGTGTTAACGGATTACAAACAACAAACGCACATAACTATAGCAACCAAGCTGACGACGAAATCGGCGGCGAAGGTTTTGCAGGAGTTACATTTGGTGCATCAGTAGCTGATACATCATACGGTAGCGGTGCATACAAGTTAAGAATTCCAGCAATCTCAATAGCACCACCTACTATTCCTGGTGGCGTATCAGCTGTTGCTACTGTAAGTCATGTTAAAGCAGTTCACGCTGTGCAACATGCTCGAGGTACAGGATATCAGATCAACGATATTATTGAAGGTACTACAGGCACAGGAACAAAAGCAAGATTCAAAGTTACAAAATTACGTGTATTATCAGTAACGCTTGGCAGCTTGCCAGCAAGCGGTAACTTTGACGGTGGTGAAAACTTAGTATGGGATCAATTTGTAAACAATCACTGGACAGAACCTACAATCATTACTAACGTTGCTAGTACTGGTACTCCTAACTATGACTTAGCTGGTACATACGGTTCTTTTACAGGTGGCGTATGGGACGGTACTGATGGTACTCTTGCTCCTATAACAGCATTGACAATTACTGGTGGTAATCAGACACCAAACGCAATTAATCCAAATTACAACACTCGTGGTACAGGCGACTTACGTGGTAAAGTCGGTGGCGGTGCAGTTGACAACAACGGCGCTGGCGGTACAGCAACATTCACATACGGTATTGAAGAAGTAGTCCTTGTAGCAGACTATCAAGGTGATTACACAGCAGTTGACGCTGCCGCACAAGCAGT